CCATGATGTCTGGATAGGTCATCTTCTGACCAATGATGCAGACATTGAGTATCGTAAACGACAGAAAATTGTTCAATCGTTGACATACACCTTTACGAATGACATTGAATCATTAATGAGTCAGGAGAGCCCAAATGATTCATTAATAGTACATGACGGTGAGTATCCGAAATTGCTACAGAAACTTTTGCATGATGAAATTTCGCTGGAATCAATCTGTATACTGAATAAGATACTCAACTTCTTACCGTCATGGGATAAGAAAATCGGTGATACCATTCACTATCCTAACATCAGTCGAAAAATAAAAAAGTACACACCGTTCATACCGTTTGAACAAACAAAATACAAACTTATACTCAAAAAGGAATACGATGCGAATACAGAAAATATATCTTGATATGGATGGAGTATTGTCCGACTTCAACAAAAGATATAAAGAGGTCTTCAAAGAAAAAGCGGCAAGCAGCCGTGAACGTGGTGAGAAACATGATGAAAAATGGAATCAATTTGTAGATGGTAGCAACTTCGAAACTTTAGATTGGTATCCTGGTGGTAAAGAACTACTAAAGTATATTATCTCACTGGATATTCCTGTCGAGATACTCTCTTCTTCGGGCGGTCGTATGCATCATGAAGAGGTGAAGCGACAGAAAAAGGTTTGGCTGAAAAGACATCACATCGACTTTACAGCCAATATCGTACCTGGTCGTCATTTGAAGGCGAACTATGCCAAATCGGATATTATTCTTATTGATGATACGCAAGATGTCATTGATGACTTTAATATGGCAGGTGGTATAGGAATTCTTCACAAAGATACGGCTAAAACGATAAAAATCGTGCAATCCGTTCTTGACGATACATATATACAAGTATATAATGAATCATGTGGACAAGACGCACATACTTTTTAACAATTAACTTATACGAGGTAAACTATGGCAGATTTTGCTAGTCTCAAAAGCAATCGCAATTCGTTCGACAAACTCACCAAAGCGATTGAATCAATTAATACACCAGCAGAAGGTTCTAAAGACGATGATCGTTTTTGGCAACCGGAAGTAGATAAAGCCGGTAATGGTATGGCAATTATTCGTTTTTTGCCAGCACCAGCGGCAGATGGCGATGATGCACTTCCTTGGGTTCGTGTTTTCAATCACGGCTTTCAAGGTCCTGGTGGTTGGTACATTGAAAATTCTTTGACCACTTTGAATCAGAAAGATCCAGTATCAGAGTATAACTCTGTGTTGTGGAATTCTGGTATCGAAGCGAACAAAGAAATTGCACGTAAACAGAAACGCCGCCTCACATACATTTCAAATGTATTGATCGTTTCTGATCCTAAGAATCCAGAAAATGAAGGCAAAATCAAACTGTATAAGTTTGGTAAGAAAATCTTCGATAAACTGACCGAAGCAATGAATCCTCAGTTTGAAGATGAGAAAGCAATCAATCCATTCGACTTCTGGGATGGTGCGAACTTCAAAATCAAGATTCGTCAAGTTGAAGGTTATCGTAACTATGACAAGTCTGAGTTTGATTCTCCGTCAGCGTTATTTGATGGTGATGATGCTAAACTTGAAGCATTGTGGAAAAAAGAATATTCACTCAAAGAGTTTCTTGATCCTAAACACTTTAAGTCATATGATGTGTTGAAGGCAAAACTTGATAAAGTTCTTGGTCTGGATGGTGCTGCACCAGTGTCTAAGACTAAGGCTGAAGACTTTACACCACGTTCTTCACCGGACATTGAAGATGAAGAACTTGATTACTTTAAGTCTCTAGCAGAAGATTAATTAGGTTTGACGGCACCTTAGGGTGCCGTTTTTTTATGTAGTTTGTCGATTCAAAATAGCACTCAGCACGTTTTCATTTGTCTGTGCTACATTTCTTGGTGAGCCTATTCTTTCTTCAACTTTCTGTGATGCTATTTTTACAGAGTTGTCGATGAACGTTGTTCCCTTATTGAGTTCATCTTCCAAGCCTCTCATCAAACTTTTCATATCACTAGAAGCAAGACCCAATTTGCCTCCAGACATCTCATCAAGTGCTGTCATGCCGCCCATCATGTCTTCAATCATTTTTGATGCAAAACTTTTTTGTTTTTGTTCAGGAATTTCCTGCATAGCATTTTTTGCCATCGTAAACGGTGTTCCTTCGACAGGACCAATATCGTTCGATTCTTTTGCTAGTGCTGTGAGTTGAACATTTGGAAATAAACTTCTGTATCTTTCAGCCGCTTCTTTTGATTGAAACTGAACATGTATGTGTGGACCGGTTGCTTTAGAAGATGGATTATTCAACTCATCGATTACTCTTACGTCACCAGGTCCTAAACCCAAATCTGATAAATGTTTTCTAACTGCGGCTGTCGCTGCGGCATATTCTTTTGAACCGCCATTTACAGTAAAGTCTATTGCAAGTCCCGAATTGTGTTTCGAGCCTGGTGATACTTTACCATGAAATGCGTCATCAAATGCTGTGAATTGTTTGAAACCCGGAACAAATCCCATAAGATTTTGTGCTAATACGTCTGTTCCAGCTTCGTGAGGTTCAGCCGACACATCACCTTTTTTCATTTTTTCTTGCAGTGCTGCTGTTGCTGCCGCACTGCCAGCACCAATTACTTGTGCTTTAGAAACATCAGATTCGGCACTTGCTACGGCAGATTGAGAAGGAGTAGTTGTCGATCTTGGTGCTGGTGCCATTTGTATTGGCATAGGTGCGACAGAGGGTGCTGCCGCTTCAGCATAACCTGCGCCAATTCTTGATCCTTCTTTATTTAATTGTGCTAAGTTTGGTGTTGCAACCGGTGCTTCTTCGGGAGCAGGTAGAGGTGTCGTTTCTGGATTCTCTTTAAGCCATTTTTCTATCTCTGCTGCCATTTGTGGAAAATAACCACCGTCTTCTTTTTCACCATCAGTTGTTACAAATAGAAGTTCGTAAATTGCGTAGAGCAATAACGCCGTATCAGCCACTGCTAACGCAGTCATCAATACAGTAATAACACCACCAGTTGTGATTCCAGCGGCCGCTACAGTTGCTTTCGTTGCTAACTTGCCAAAATACTCTGCGGCTTTTTGACCAAGTTTTTGCAAAATAATACCATTAACTTTTTTACGTAAAGATGGATTGCCAAATATGGCACGAAAATAACGAGCAGAACTCTTTATACGATTTTCAAGATATCCATAGATTGCTTTACCTAAGCCTTTGGCTTTGTTGTAAATGTTCTCACCAAAAGAACTGACTTTACCCCAAAGATTTTTTGCACCTTCTGCAACGTCACTTCCAAATTTTCCTAATCTGTCACCAACTGATCCTTTTTTCGTTGACGGTTTTCTTCCTTTACCAGTTGGCTTTTTCTTATCTCTATCCAAATCGTCAGGACCTACCATACCACAATCACACTCTTTTGAGAAATCAAATTTAGCCATACTTAGAACACGAACGGCCTTCATCAATAATACTTTTGCGGACAAAAGGGCACCATAAAATAATGCCATTTTTCCTATGATCTCACCTATTTCGAACCAAATATTTGTGGTTTCTCCAGATGCTGTTTTGTAATCTTGTTTAAATGCCTCTACAATCAAATACCAAAAATTTTTGAAGACATTCTTCATCGAATCGATGAACTCTGGATTGTTTACCGCTGTTGTGAAAACATCTTTCGCAACTTCAAATGCAACGGTAAGCGTTCGTAGTATTTCAGTTAGGAATTGTACTACACCATCTTTAATCGCTGCACCGTTTTGGTTGAACAAGTCTTTAATTATTTCAGTTAGTATAATAATGCCATCAAAAATGACTGTGAAAATCGATTTGACAATTCTACCTAAAGTTTGTATAACTTCGTTGTCGGTGAGCAGAGTTTTTATGAGAGAGAAACTGGCATAAAGTAAACTACCTAGAAACGAAAAAAGCGATGAGAATGCTTTTACGAATGCCGCACGAACTTGTGAATCTTGAAATATTGAGAGTAAGAAGTTGGCAGTTTTTTTAATTAAATCTGTAATCGATGTGAAAATATTCGTAACAAATCCAGACACATACTTGCCTGTGCCTGTTGCTGAAAGTAACATCTTTACGATACCTGCAACACCTAAGTAAGCGAACGCTGTGCCTAAAACTCCACCGATTGAACTTAACGAATCAAAAAAACTTTTTGTTGTATCTTTTAAATTTCGTTTTCCGTCATCAATGTTTTCGGTTTTAACAACTTTCGAGAATTTTTCTTTATACGCAGTTCGCCTTACATCAGATTGTTGTGATGAACGAATCGCTGTCTCTTGTTTTTTTCCAAAATTAAGTCTAGCAAAACTTTTTCTTATGGCAGCGAAATCTTTAGAAACATTAACTAATACTTTTTCTAAATTACTTTTCTCAGGCGTTGGCGTGGTGATTGTAGGAATTGCCATTATGCCATTCTCAACTTAGTCAAAAGGGTTTGATCGTATACACTTGGAATAGGCTCATTGGTTTGCACTCTGTCTGCATAAGATATATTTCTAGAACCATCAATGACATCAGGAGTCATTTCAAATAATCCTCTGGTTCTAAGTGCAGATGCTAATTCACCCGATGCAATTCCAAGTTTGCCACCGGTCATTTCGTCTAGGCCTTTTAAGAAATCGCCACCTTTTTCCAAACCAGAAACCAGAGTATCTTGCACAAACTGGCTTACTCTTTGTCCAAAAGTTTGACTTCTTTTTAGAACTTCTACTTTTTTATCTGAGATTGCTGCCGCAGCAGAAGAAATTGGTGCAATGTTAAATGCACCTGCTTGTTCAGATATTCTTGCTTCTGGTGTTGGTGCAGGTGTCGGTGCTTTTGCAAGTTGCTCAGCCGCTGCACCGCCACCGAATAACGATGCTTCTTTTAAGCGGCGGGTTTCAAGACCCGCTAGATATTTTCCGCCAGATGTTTTCCAACCTTTTTCATAAATGATTTTTGCTGCCTCTTCTTTATTACCTTCCATAATAGCTTTTCTTAGGCCAAATCTTACCAGATAATCAATTTGACCTTTGCCGCCGTTATAAGCCAATGATGTAAGTGCATTTCTCTGGTCTTGACCAAGTTTTTCCCACGCATCAGAACCAATTGATCTGACTGCCATGTTTTCATATTTTGGTAAATCAGAATTCAATAATGTCTTTGCTTCAGACTCACTGATTGTCGTGTCTGCTCCACCAGGACCCTTTACAACAACTTTCTTACCATCACCCAGATTTATGAATCCTTGTTTTATCTCATGCGGTTGAATCAGATGACCGTAACCGATTGAGTATTGATTTTTATTGTTACCCGGAGGATCAAGATATGCTTTCTTAGCAAAACCTTCCATTGATCCTATAAATTCTGCCGCCGATTTTCCTGAAAAAGATTTTGCTACCGTTGTTGCCGCTGTTCTTTGTTTTTCTGAAGCGGGTCCTTCGGTGCCTCTTGTCGGCGATAAATTTTGTGCGTTTCTTAATTCTCTTTCTTCTCTTGCTCTTCTTTGTGCTTCTGGATCATTTGCCATTTTGTAAGCATCATATCCTTCTTTTGCTCCGATATATGCTCCACCTAAAGTCACTGCACCCATGGCTATATTTCCAGCATTACCAGCAACAAAGCCACCGACACCTTTTGCCATTCCTTTTGCTTTTGATACTAAACCACCACCGGCAGTGCCGCCAACTTTTTCCGTTGTTCCACTAATATACTCAGTAACTTCAGCACTGGGTTTTGTCCAACCTCCAGTTGTCGGTGTTTTTACTCCTCCTCTACCACCTCTAGAAGGTAAATTCAATCCGCCAGTGACGAATTTACTTACGAGCCACGCTGTGAATCCTGCCATCGCAAGTTCAAATCCTACCATTACAGCAGCAAGACCAACAAAAGCCATTTTAAGATTTACTTTCACACCACCCAATTCAGCAATTGGTTCATTTAAAATTGTTGTTAAGAAGTCTTTGAGTGCGAAGTATATTTGCTGAACAGCATTTTTGAAATCAGGATCACTAATCATGTCTCCAAGCATTCTTAAACCACCAGCAATTCCGTTTGCAATAATTGTGAATAGTTTGACTACGCCAGTGACAATCGCATCTTTGTTATCATTTAAAACATTTCCAATAACTGTGAGTGATGCCAACAGTGCATTGAAGATTACACCAATTACTGAAGAAATTACTTTCGATATGCTCTTCTGGTTTTCAGAGTTACCTAAAATGGTTTTCAAAAAATCAGATGCTATCGAAAGACCATTAGCAATTGCACCAAGAACGGTTTTAAGAACGCCCGCTATTGAGTTTATAACTTCATTATCTTTCAACAGATCAGTTAAAAATTTGGTACCTTTTTGAATTAGATCGGCAATACCCACAATTACTTTTTTTACAAAATTAGTAATGCCTTCCATTACACCGGGTAAACTTAAAAGTTTACTGGCGCCGATGGCACCAAGACCCAACAAAGCAAATTTAAAGATGTTAGTTAAACCATCTTTGATTGTTTCCAAAAAACTTTTTTTGTTTGGCTCAAACGCTTTTTTGTCTTGCTTGGTAGGTTTAGTTTTAAAGTACCTTCTGGCGTAAGATAATGCCCTTTCTTTCGTCTTCTCAAAAGCGGCTGCTTTTTTTTCTTGATCTTGAATTTTTACAAGAGAGAAAAGACTTGCTTTAATTGAGGATACGTCTTTTGCGATGTTTGGTAAAAATTTACCCAAAGGGTCGGCTTTAGACAATCCGATTTTGGATTTCATATTAGTGGGTTTGTATCGACTTGATTTAGATGACGCTTTTTTTGGATCTGTTGGAACCCATAAAAGTCCATTCCATATCATGCCAACTGGTGAATTGTCTGCCATTAATTTTTACCTTCTACCTGCCGCTGATGCTCTGTTTTTTTCGTCTTTAATTCTTTCTCTCTCTTCTTCCAAGTGCTGCAATAATAAATCAATGTATGCTTGTTTTTCCCAAGGTATCATACTATCCAATTCAGTCAAACTATATTTGTGATGCTGCATAAGTGCAAAGTTTGTTTGAAAATAATTGGACAAATTATCATGACTAAAAGCTATACGAAAAAACTTTGGATTCCTTCAAGTTGTAGTGTTTCGTGATAGCCACATTTATCGCATTTAAAATCCACATCTTTTTTCATTTTGGGCAAACTATTAAAGAATGCTGAGATTTTTTCCAAGTCTGTCTGTTTCAAGTTTTCAATAAACTCTGTGAGTTCTTTTTTGCTACTATCTTTTGCTGGATATATTTGCTCTTCATCATAAACATAATCGATACAAGCAACAATAATATCAAGAACCTGATCAAGATTTTCAGTATCTAAAGATGCCACATCCACACTGCCGAAAGTTGGATATTTTAAAACAATACCAATCTTGTCATTGATTTGAATCTTGTTGGAGTGTTCGGTGTTTACAGTCGGCTTTATATCCAAAACATTGACATCAATCTTCACAACATTACCACATTTATTTTCTTCTGTGATGTCGTTGTTGCAAGTGAATCTAAGGGTAACAATTTCACCTACCGATCTTGCTCTCAGTTGTAAAAAGAGATATTCAATGTCAAATGTGGCTAGATTATCAACATCAAGATCATCCAAAATACAATTTCTCAATACTTGTTTGATTGTGTTGATTGTCTCTTTAGGATCATCAGATTCATTTGCCATCAAAAACAATTTTTGTTCTTTGACAAGAAATGGTCTAAATCTGACAAGTTCTCCATTCGAAATCAAATGAGTTTCATAAATCGGTATATCTATTTTAGGTAACATAATGTCCTCATTAAAAAATTAAAATGTTCTAAACAATGCTCTACCACCACCAACCGCAAGATTCGTAATTGCTTCGCCAGCATTAACTTGACTCTCAAGAATCGGTTCATATCTTTGATATGCAAACTGTACAGAAAGTCGATGGAAACTATCATCACCCCAACTCAGTTGTTGTGCAGCAATATTAATAGGAAATGCATCAATCATTTTGACGCCAAAAATTTGTGTTACTTCATCGTTATATTGTTTGACTGTTATCTCAGTCATGTACTTTGAATTTTCGCCTTTAGGAAAACGCAAATTGTTTGTGTCGGTTGGCATGATTGCTTCCATCCAACGTTCAAATAATTTACGCTCATAGAAATCGTTTGTACAAATAAATGTTAATGTTGTTTCTGCGTACTGAACTTGATAAGGCACTTTAAATACAGGACCATAAATTTTAACATCATCAGTAACAAAATTTTTGCCTGGCAATTCTGCCGATTCACATTGCAATGCCAGATAACGTGTCATCGTAGGATTGGCACTTCTGCTTGCTTCAGTTCCAGAACCGATTGCATTGTTAATAGCATCGGTAACATCTGCCATAATTGAGTTGGGCAAATTCAGAATTTTTTCTATCAAAGAGTTCTTTACGAATTGTGCAATGTAAGGTGGTATAGGTAATATTACCTGAAACCTTGAAGGTCTTGCCAGTCCACCCTTTGCGTTGACATTCGATAGAAATGAGTTTGGTGAAAATGCCATTAAAATTTGTCCTCTGAGTCTGACCAGACTTTGCTAGCCGTTGCTTTTGCAAAAGATTCCACAGGCAATAGAGCAGCGATGTCCCATTCATCGGCATTTATTTCTAAAAATCTAGATTGAACGTGTCCAGATAAGTATCGTTTGATACACGGAGTCGCTTCATAGATTTTAGATGCTCTTTTCAAAAAGTCGTAACTAATTCTAAATCTTGTGGTTTCATCATAATCACGGTTATTCAAAATTGTACTTAACTTGTCGAGAAGAATGATTCGTCGCTTTGGGTGAATGTAATGTAAATTCAACCCTAAAAAGCCGTCTGAGTATCGTTCTATTGGAATAACCAATGGGAACCTATCGTAATATGGCAACGAATCTTTCGTCTTTGGATCATAATAGTAAAAGTACATACGACCAATGATAGACTGATTTTTTAATCGTTCACGATCACGCATTAAATCACCCTTAGTGGGCCTGAGTGTCGGAACTTTGGACTTTAGCCAAGCACGTGCCTCACGTGAACGTGGAGCATATCCTGATTTTGCAAGGGATTCCTTAATTCTATCAATAAGTCGTTTCGCCATCTTATATTTATCTGATACCCAAATGCTTTTCAGTCAAAATCTGAAACTGCCACCCGTGATCTTTGCAAAATTCTTCGGCAGCATACCATTTGGCTTTGTTGATTTCGTAAGTGATGGCTTCTTGGAGATATGTTTTTGTCTTGCGTTTTTGTGTTGGCGGTTGTGTTTGTTTTTCCGGTTTAACCTCTATAACATAAGTCATCACTGTGCCGTCCGCTTTACGCATCTTGGCGATAAAATCTGGAAAGTAACGATGTTTTTTTCTATCGACTGGACTGTAATAGGGTATAGGAAGTTCTTCCGAACCCCACCAAATGACGTTCGGATTCTCATCTAAATAATTCATTACCTTTATCTCCCACGTAGACCTATAGATGATATTGTTTGCATCACCCTTATATTTCTGTGGGTTTTTCGGTCTAAATCTTCCTTTATTTGACATAAATACTATCTAGTCAATCTAAACAGGAACTCACATGGCATTTTTTGGTCTTACGGATATAAAATTCAATCAAATTGAGCCAAGAAAAATTGGCGCACTGGCGGCATTAGAGGGTTCATCATATCAAAAAAGCACACTTAAATATCCACTAGACGTTGGAAGTGCCGACAAAGGCCACTACATGGTGTTCTTTGTAAGAGAACAAAAAAATACACAATACTCCGTAGGTCTTAGGGGTGGACAGACCTTCTCAAAAGAAACTGAAAGACAAATACTTGATGGCTTGAGAGGAAGTTCTACTTTTTCGGGCGGTGGTTTTGGCATTGGTAGAAATACTTTTGCGGATACTATAAATTCGGCATTGACTAATGTGATCTCAAAAGGCACATCATCATTAACTAAAAACTTTGGCTCCGGTGGTGTTGCGGGTAAAATTGCTGGAGCGATTGATGGATTTGTAAAAGGTCCTCAGCCACAAAGACAACTTACCGATAGACAAGGCACAGTCGAAACTTCAGTCAAATCAATCATTGATAAGAACGCTGGCACTGCTGCTGGTGGATTCTTAACAAGAACGCAGTTGACAACGGATGCCATTGCACTGTACATGCCAGACACTTTGAATTTCGATTCGAATGCAAGTTATGATACAATTAGACCAGGCGATGAAATGTTGGGTCAAGCACTTGTTGCAGCACCGAATTTGATTGAAAGAGTCAGAGCGGGTGATTTAAAGGGCGCAGTTGCGGCAGTTGGTAAATCAGGACTTGGTTCACAGTTGATTCGAAAAGTTGCAGAAAATGCCGGTGTTGGAGAAAATCTCTCACGCATAGGAGCGTTCGTTGCCACTGGCGGTGTAACAAACCCAATGCTTGAAATGATATACACTGCACCAGAATTTCGTTCATTTCAATTTGAGTTTATGTTTTTTCCAAGAAGTGAACAAGAAGCGTTTCAAGTACAAAAAATTATCGAACGTTTTCGTTTTCATCAAGCACCAGAACTGATGGGTGGTGTTGCCAATCAAACTGGATTGTTGATACCTCCTTCTGAATTTGACATTAGATTTTTTTATGCCGGCAGACAAAATCCAAACATACCGCCAATCGCCACTTGTGTTTTAGAAAACATTCAGATCAATTATGCGCCACGTGGTTTTGCCGCATATGAATCCGTAGGCGAAAACAGTGCTGCTTTGGGTAGAACTGGTATGCCAGTGGCGATTCAAATGTCGCTCAGATTTAGAGAAATCACATACATTACAAAAGAAGATTTTGATATGGCAACCAGTGCATCTAGTGCTGGACAAAGACCTAATGTGGAAGGTATGAAACAAGGAATATTTGCAAGAAAATAAAATGGCAAACTTTTTTAGACACTTTCCGTTAACTTTTTATGCTTCGGCAAATAATAATAGTAGTTTAGATACTGTTACAAATATAACGGCACGATTTGGCTTTTTATCTTCGATAAAAGAAAATTCTTCGGCGTTTTATCCATATGAAGTCAAAGACTCTGACACGCCAGAAATTATAGCATCTAAGTATTATAACGATTCAGAAAAACATTGGATTGTTTTATTGTTCAATGATATCATTGATCCGCAATATGATTGGCCATTAAATTATCCAAATTTTATTAATTACGTTAATCAGAAGTATGCGGCGAATGGTGCTTCGAATACAACTGTACAATCTGGTTTAACTTGGGCACAAAATGGAAATAATATACACTCGTATTATAAAGTAGTTACTAGAAGTTTTGTGTCGAGTGGACCCGAAGATAAAACAATATCCGAAAAAATACAAATCACGGCGAACACATATGCAAACGTAAGTGTCACTTCCAACACATACACTCTACAGAATGGAAGACAAATAAAAGAAACTGTTTCAAAAGAACGATTAACTTATTATGACTACGAAATGCAAGAGAACGAAGCGAAAAGAGAAATCCGTCTTTTAAAGCCACAATATGTTACTGTGGTCATGGAAGAGTTTAAACAGTTGATGAATCCGTAATGAATTTAATTGATTCCACACAGTTTATTGTTAAAGAAGTATCCATTCAAACTAAGGGTGGGGCTTTAAACATAACCGATTTGATTGAAGAGATTCATCTTTATGACAATCTTTTTTTGCCCGTCAGTTCTGGCGAAGTATTAATAACTGATGCTGCCAAACTTCAAGAAAGAGTGTCGCCGAATGGTGATCCGATTCAGTTTTATATAACTAAAACTCCTAATGATGATTTTGCTTCTTTTGTTAAGATTTTCAGAATCTATCACATATCAACTCGAAAGAATGTAAACAATACGAGTGAATCTTATATTATCCACTTTGTGTCTGATGAACTAATTTATTCGGAGCAAAAGAAATTGTCTTTTGGTTTTGACGGTAAGTATTCTGATTTGGTAAGAAAGATATTGACGGACAGTAGAATTGGATTTGGTTTAGATACAAAGAAGATATCGGAAATCGAACCAACAAACGGCATAAGAAAAATCACTGTGCCTAATTTGCCTCCACTTGATGCTTTGGAGTGGTGTGCCAAAAGAGCTATAAACGACAAAAATGTTCCTGACTATGTTTTTTATTCAAACATTGCGGGATATAATTTTTCTTCTTTATCTAGACTTTTATCAAAAAATCCTATTCTAGATATAACGTTTACGCCAAAAAATTTAGATACGGGTGAAGCAATTCTTGAAATGGGAAGAGCAAGAGGTTTTGAAATTGTTTCACAAGAAGACACGATAACAAAAATTAAAAGTGGTGTTGATGCAGGTGTGTTCATAGGTTTTGATCCTCTTACAAGAAGCATAGGTGAAAAAACAATAAATGGAGATGATACTTTTGCCAGCATGTCACATGCAAATAAAAATGCAACAGGCACAGAAATAATCAACAGAGATAGAACTTCTGTTAAAGATAATTATCAAGGCAATCAAGTTTTGAGTTCGAATCAAGCGAATAGAAAAAACAGCAACTATGTGAAGAAGAATGATCCTTCTTCAATTTCAAAAGAAGAAACTCAAGAATTATTCCTTCAACAAAGAAAAGCTATATTGACTAGATTGATGGAAAGAAGAATGAGAATTGTGATGCCAGGCAATTTTCAGTTGTCTTCTGGTTTTATGGTAAACGTAATTTCACCTGGCTTTGGTGCTGCGGCAAAAACGGATGAGAAAGACTTTGATAAAACTATATCCGGAAAATACATTATTGTTGGTACTAGACATATTCTAAGTCTTCGTCGCCATGTCACAGTGATTGAAGTTGCCACAGATTCTACAAATGAAACACAGAAGTATTCAACAACACAATCGCAAGAAAGTGCTTTGAAAGCATATGATAAAATTACACGTGCGGGTTAAACTATGATAGAAAATAAAAAAAATTTTGCAGGTAAAGATGGATTTATTTGGTGGACTGGAGTAATAGAAGACAGACAAGACCCATTAAAATTGGGTCGTTGTCGAGTTCGTTGTGTCGGTTGGCATTCTGCTAATAAAATGGAATTACCTACCAATAGTTTGCCTTGGGCTGTTCCAAGTATTCCTGTAAACTCTGTTAATGTGTATACTCCAAATGAAGGAGATATGGTTTTCGGTTTCTTTCTTGATGCCGAAAATGCTCAACAACCTGTAATGCTGGGTTCTTTTCCTAGTATACCATTAAAAGCACCAAACAATCAAGATCCGTTTAATGATCCAAGAACTGATGCACAATTGTCTTCTGCACCAAGACCACCAAAATCAAAAACGTATAAGACGGATGGAACTGGAATACAAATCACAGAAGAAAGTAAAGCATCTTTATATCCTAATATTTTAGATGAGCCAACAACTTCTAGAATCGCACGAAATGATTCGGACACAATTCAAAAAACATTTATTCAAGAACGCAAAACTAATGTAGTGAAATCTGTGCCGACATACAATGGAACTTGGAATGAACCTGAAACAAAATATGGAACGAAATATCCATATAATAATGTTACGGAAACTGAATCAGGACACATTATGGAGTTCGATGATACTGTCGGCAAAGAACGCATTCATCTTGCTCACCGTAATGGATCATTTCAAGAATGGTTTCCTGCTGGCGACAAAGTGGAAAAAGTTACGAAAGATAATTATGAAATAGTTATGGGTAATGATCGTGTTTACATTATGGGCAAATGTTTTGTGACTGTGCAGGGCGATGCTGAAGTGTATGTGAAGAAAAATGCATTCGTAAAAGTTGATGAGAATGTTACTGCTCTTGTAGGAAAAAATGTTACTGCTACAGTTAAGGGAGATGTTACTGCAACGGTTGATGGAAATTTGAGTGGCACAATTAGAAAAAATGCCACGCTGACAGTATCACAGCAATTAAAAGCAACGTGTCAGACTTTAGATATATCAGCAAGTGGATCGGCATCAATTAGATCGGGTGGTGTCATGACAATAAGAGGATCAATAATTAGGCTGAATTAAAATGAAACATGAATTTATTATTTTGCTTGAAGGTGAACTTAAAACTTATGATCGTTGGGAAGACATACCTAAAAAGTTTGATGCGGTGATTAAATTTAATCCGTACATGCCGCCACCGCCACACTCGAAAGAAGATCATGATGAAATAGAATCCTGGATGCCTAGATTCAAAGAGTTAATGTCTAGAGGTAGTTTTTAATGGCACTTTCGGAATATGGTAGACAATTTACTCCAGTTCCTGCTGGAGAAACTGTAGTTTTTACACATCCTAAAATGGATGTTGATGCTGGACAGCCAGTAAACATTACTTACGTTAATGCAATTGTTGATAAGGGGCTTGCCACAGAAACGGTGATAAGTGGCGTCACAATGGTAAACACAAGTTGTATTCTCATTACCACTGGAATTGTACAAACATATCAAGTGACATTCACTTTAACTGGTGAATATGGAGAAGATTTAGCAACTAGAGACATATATCAGGTGATCAATTCAAATAATTACATAGAAGATCAGCCAAGTTTTTATGGCTCAGATTCAAAACCCGAAGGGGATTTTGTTGTAACAACATATAATTCGTATTCAACTTTGATTGCAAATAGGGCACCAACACACAGTTCTAAAACTGGATGGAATCATCTTATAAAATTTTATCCAGATGATTCTTTAGAAAAATTGGCAGTTTTTAATTTTCAAGGAACAGTTAGTGCGAATTCTGGTATTATTCAATATGTACATTTGATACCGACTAGACATTTTACAAGATTAAATTCGTTAGTTAATAGTGTATATGTTGAAGAGAATCCAGAAGATCCAACGAGAGTTGTTCAACAGTATCAATTTGAAGCGGATACGTTCACGGGTAATGGAGTTTTGACCACATTTGGACCTTTGTCGAGAACTCCTTCATACAAACCCGGTACAACGGAATATAATATTGCGGTTTATTTTGAAGGCAGTTCAATAGTTGTTACACCTTCGATGTATACCGTAAATGGAAATTTTATAACTTTTACTTCACCGCCGCCAGCGGGACCAATAAAAATTTATCCAACAGAAGACTCTGGTGCATGGTTATCTGAAGGACAGGGTGTGGATACACCACCCAGTTACACTACTAATCCACCGGGTTGGACTTAAAGGAGAAAAATATGCCAGCAGCATGTAGAATTGGAGATACAGATATTACACATTGCTCAACTCCCATAAGGGCCCAAGGCTCAACCAATGTTTTTGTGAACGGCATACCTTGGAGTTGTCAGGGACATATTAATACACCTCATTTGGTGCCAGGCGATAAGCCTTGTTACGTGCATGTTGGTGCTATATCTGGTGGCTCTAGCACAGTCAGAGTGAATGGTAGAGGTGCTGGTCGAGTGGGTGATGGAATTGGTGGATGCACGGCAGTTGCTGCCGGTTCACCAAATGTTTTTGCCGGTTGAATAAATAAAACATGACTACCACAATCACATCCAATAATCCCAGAATACCTTCAGAGAGAACGTATCGGGATTTAAATTTGGCATTTACAGTTCATCCTGTCAAAAAGGACATAGCGAAGCATCTAAATGAGTATGCTGTAATTAACTCCGTCAAAAACTTAATCTCCACTAACTTTTATGAGCGCCCGTTTAGACCCGAAATTGGAAGCGGATTAAGAAGTTTATTGTTTGAGAATGTCGATCCAATCATTTCTGCTCAAATAGAAAGAGCGATTATAGAAACGATATTGAATTATGAACCTAGAGTTAATGTTACGGAAGTAATAGCAACAGCGTATCCAGATGAAAATCGATACAATATTTCAATGACATTTTTCATTATCAATAATCCTAATCCAATTACCATTGATTTCTTCTTAGAGAGAATTAGATAAAAATGGCAGATCGTTTAACCGTAACAGAACTTGATTTTGACTCAATCAAGAATAATTTAAAAACGTTTTTAAATCAACAGTCGGAGTTTACTGATTATGATTTTGAGGGTTCGGGCTTAAATATTCTCTTGGATATTTTAGCATATAACACCCACTATCAAGCATATTACTTAAACATGATTGCAAATGAAGCATTCATGGACACAGCTTTACTTCGTGATTCTGTCGTTTCTCACTCAAAAGTTTTAGGATATATTCCACATTCACGTAAAGCGGCACGTGCTGTAATTAACTTTAGCGTGGTAACAAATACAGTAGATGACACCACAATTACGATTCCAAAAGGTCATAGATTTATTTCGAATGAGGTTGATGGTGCTTCTTATAATTTCGTCACACTCTCGAATTATACTGTAACGAAATCTAATACTAATTTTTCTTTTTTGAATTTACCCATCTATGAGGGCCAACTTGTATCTTATTCATTCGTTCAAGAAAACGCTTCAAATCCAAAACAACTCTTTATACTTCCTGATCCGAACGTAGACACATCAACTTTATACGTCACTGTGCAGCCATCGCCGGCAAACACAGATTTTTCAGTTTATACGTTGTCAACTGATGCGTCAAATACAACTACACAATCTGAAGTATTTTACTTACAAGAAAACAGAGCGCAGCAATATGCAATTTATTTTGGCGACAATATCATAGGCAAAAAAATACCAGACGGCTCAGTTGTAACTGTTGAATATCTTGTTACGAATGGAAGTGCGGCCAACAAAGCCAATAATTTTATTTCAACTGATTCTTTAACAGATTCACTAAACAATTCTCGTACAGATTTTATCATTGATCCAATAACTGAGGCTTCGGGTGGTTCCGAAAGAGAGTCTGTTGATCAAATTAAATTTTCTGCACCGCTACAATTTACAACACAGAATCGTTTAGTCACTTTTCCAGACTATGAATCTTATATTATAAAGAATTATCCTTTTGTAGATTCTGTTTCCGTTTGGGGCGGAGAAGATGAGTCACCTCCAAAATTTGGTATCGTTTATATTGCTATCAAATCTAAGGTAAACTATTTTCTTTCGGATGTTGAGAAACAAAAAATTATCGACGAACTAATTAAGCCTAGAGCAATTGTTGCTATTAACACCGTGTTCCGTGATCCAGAGTTTCTGTATTTACTGGTGTCTTCTGACGTTACATATAATCCAACAAAAACTAAACTCAGTGACACACAACTTAAATCGGCAATTAGAAATGCCATTCTCAATTACAAGACCGTAAATTTGGATAAGTTTGGTTCACAATTCATTCTATCTAAAGTGCAAGATACGATTGATTCTGTGGATACAAATGCGATTATTGGTTCAAGTGTATCAGTTCGTTTACAAAAAAGGTTCACTCCAATTTTAAACATCTCGACGCCATATACTATTAATTTTAATGCACCTCTGCGTAGAGGTACTATCGGTAATAAACTGACTTCAACAATTTTTACAGTAGCAGACTCCAATGGAGTTGACCGTGAAGTACAATTTGATGAAGTTCCACAATCTTTCTCCGGTGTTTCTTCGATTCAAGTTATAAATCCTGGAGCAGGCTTCACTTCTCAACCCACAATTACAATTGAAGGCGATGGAACAGGAGCAAATGCTTCAGCAACAATCGTGAACGGTAGAATCCAAAGTATTGAAATGGTCAATCGTGGTATTGACTACACACGTGCTACTGTTACTATTACTGGTGGTGGAGGTTATGGCGCAACTGCTTCAGCAGTGATCGATGGAAGAACCGGTACAATTCGCACAGTTTATTACGATTCTTTTGCTCAGAGACAAATTGTAGATGAAAATGCTGGCGAAATTGACTATGATGTTGGTTCAATTAAAATATCAAACATTAACATCAAAGGCACACAGTCTGTTGAGGGTGATATTCGAGTTACGATTGAATCGGAAAAAGGCATTATAAGTACAGAAAAAAATACAATAGTTACAATAGATCAAGATGATCCAACATCAATCAGTACAACGTTAGAAACTGTATAATGTCCGTAGATTTAAAAACATCGATACTTGTTAATCAACAGGTACCAGAATTTATCCGTGATGAATATCCGAAGTTCATCTCGTTCCTAGAAGCGTATTATGAGTTTTTAGAAACTCAGGCCAACACTGCGCCCACTTCAAATAATTTAGTCACAACAGCAAAAACTTTAAGAAATATTCGAGATGTTGATGATTCTTTGGATCAATTCGAAGCCAATTTTTACAACACATATGGCGCTTTAGTACCATTTGAAGTACAATCGAACAAAGCACTTTTGTTCAAACACCTTTTGCCTTTATATAAAACAAAGGGTTCAGAGAACTCTTTCAAACTTTTATTTCAATTGGTATTTGGTGAAGATATTGATATCATTTTACCAAAAAATAATGTTCTTCGTGCATCGGCTAGTAACTGGCAAATAGACAATCGTTTACGAGTTAATCCTGATATTTCAAGCCGCTATGTTGGAAATGGAACAAACAAGACATTTTATCTTGCACAAAAGTCTGGAAAAGATGAAGTAAGTGTTTACGTAAATAATGTAATTAAAATTCCAAATGTTGATTACTTTATTAACAAAGAATATCGTCAACTGAATTTTGTCGTTGCTCCTGCCAACGGCTCAATAATTAATGTAAATTACGAAAATTTTGATATTACATTATTAAACAATCGTAAAGTTACAGGAATTACTTCACGTGCTTCGGCAATTATTGAAACTGCAAGTCGAAGAATTGTCTCAGATACGTTAAATCTTGGTTTACCTATTGAACTTCTAATCAATTTAAAATCTCTCAGTGGTAATTTTTTAAATGGTGAGATCGTTACAATACCAATTAATGATGAGACAAATAATATTTCAATTGACATTCGAGCATCGACATTTTCGATTGTTAGAAAATTCAATATCACAAACGCAGGAAACAACTATAGTGTAGGCGATTCTGTTTTCGTATTTGGTGGAAACGCATCCGTTAATGCTTTCGGCACTGTTGAGAGAGTTATTACTGGTGAAATTGATACTGTAAGTATTGTACACGGCGGTGCAGTATTTACAAATGCATCCCCAATCTCCGTATATGGCAACAGCGCATTTACAACAATGACTGTTGTTGTTGATAATATTGATACGTCCGGTGCCAACGCAGCAAACTCATTTAAAGTTTCACCTGATGTAATCTCTAATTTAAATGTACAGTCGGCCATAACTAACGCAAACTTTGGTTCAGCATTTGCAAGGCCTTTTATTAACGTTGCGAACTCAATCGCTAATGCTATTAACTATGTCACACTCACTGTTGGTCCAATTAGTAATGTTAAAATTCTTTCTTCTACGGTACCGTTAACAGAAAAGAATTCGACGTTCTTAGATGCCGCTGGCGCACAATACGCATCAGCTCCTTTCCGATACTCTAAGAGTTTGAAATCAATTGGTCGCTATCGAATCGTTGATGCTGGTTCAAATTATCAAATCGGTGATGAAGTTATTTTTGGATCAAATCCGCCTGGTACTTATGGACAAATGGCTGCCGCTGTTGTTGGTAAAATATCTGTTACTGGTGCAATTCAAAGAATCGACTCTGCTAATTCTCGTATCCGTGGTGTGGGTGCTGTTTCAGCCGCATGTAATGAAATTACTGGAACAGGAACTTTCTTCACACAAGATTTGAAAGGTGGCGACCTTGTAGATATTAACAATGAATCGAGAATAGTTTCTTCTATCACAAGCGACACTATCGCCACAGTTTCATCAGTATTTACATATTCAGCATCAAACAAAAAAATTGGTGTATATGATCGTTGGCCACTCGGTGGTTATGGTTATACGCAAGGTAATTTTCCAACAATTTCTGTTAGTTCCAATACAGGATTAGGCGCCAATATTCAAATCGACTCGTTGGCTGGTGATGGTGAAATCTTAACTCCTACTGGCTTTACTGCTAACGGTCAAATTATTTCGATTCAAGTTATTAATCCAGGTTCTGGTTACGAATACAATCCTACCGTAAGTATCGTTGGTGGAGATGGTACCGCCACAGCAACAGCAGAGATTGAGCGTTCATATGCATCTGCACCAGGTCGTTGGACTACATCAGATTCTATTATTTCTTCTTTTGAAAGAAAGATTCAAGGTGAAGATTACTATGTTGATTACTCATATGTGATTTCTTCAAAAACAGAATTCAGCAAATATAAGTCAATGCTGAAGCAGTTGTTGCATCCTGTTGGTATGGTCAACTACGCACTATACAACAAAGAAAATCTTGTAGAACTAACTGATGTGGCAGTTCAAAGTTTCACCGCAAATACGATTGCTGGTACAGTTAATGTCGGAAATGGTAGAGTAGTTGTTACCGGCAATAGTACAAAATATAATATTGCAAACACAAGAGGCATTTTGTCATTAGGTTCTCTCATCGCCGTTAATGGTGAGATTAGAAAAATCAATACAATTGTTAGCAACACCTCTATAATTACAACATCAAATATCTCAAATCTTGTAATTGCTAATGCTGGTTCTGGATATTCAAATGGATATCTGGTGTTTTCGAATGGCGGTGGACAAATCACAAGCCTCACAATCACCGCTGGTGGTTCTGGTTACGAAAATGGCGTGATGACATTCTCTGGCACAGATGAAGCAATACCAGCAGTTGCAAACGTAGAAGTATTTAATTCAAATGGTACGATTCGAACATTAACACTTGTGTCTGGTGGTTTGTATGCCAACAAACCTATTGCAATACCAGATAGTAACCCACATCGTGTAATTGATGCGAATAGCATTAGAATAAATGTTCGTGGACAAGGTTACTCAAATGGATGGCTGATATTCTCTGGTGGTTCACCATTAAGAGATGCAAACGTAAGATTAATTGTACACCCAAATACCGTAGTAAATACTGTTGAAGTAATTGACTCTGGATTATATCAATCAGCTCCATTGGCTAGACCGAATACTAATGCAAACGTTGTAATTTCTTCGGTAACTGTAACAAGCACTGGTAACGGACACTCAAATGGTGTTCTTGTAATTTCTGGAGGCGATCCAAGTCGTCAAGCAACAATTCGTGTTGAAACTTTCCCACAATACTCTGCACAAGTAAATTCTATCGCCGTTAACGCCTTTGCTTACGGAGTTAATAGTTTCATTCAATTTACAGGTGGCGGAGATGACAACATTGCAGCAAACGCACGAATTTATGTAACAACAGAAGGCCTCGTACAAAACGTCACGCTATTCAATAAAGGTTTGTACAAAGGAACTCCGATTGCACGTGCGAATATTGGTAATGCATCATTTACATTAGAGATGAAACCTCTGGATGGTCAGATTCGTAAAATCACAATCGTCGATCCTGGCTTGTATGCAAATGGCACTTTACCAACGGCGGTAATGAATAATTCGCCAAACTCTGTGATATCAATTACATCCAATACTGCTACAAATACTTTTGCTGGTGTTGCACTTGCGAATGGTAGATTCGTATTCACTGGTGGTATCGCTGTAAGAGATGCCATAGCAACTTACAATGTATTTCCATCAAATGGTGTAATTAACATGAACTCTATTTTGATTGTGGATGCGGGCTTGTATCGTATTCCACCTTCAAATGTTACGCCAAATATTACTCCAGTTTCTATTACAGAAGTTCGTCCATTAATTGGTGGTTCAGGATATGTGAACGGCAACATCGTATTCTCGACCACACAATCGACCGCCAATCTTGTGGCAAACTGCACAGTAGAAGTAAATGGCGCATTCGGCGCAATCGTTAGAACAACTATGCGTAATGTTGGACTATATGCTAATGGCGCAGATATTATCGTCGTAGGTGTTTTGAATCCTGCTACTGCTACATTGCAAACGCCAACAACTGCGGCTTCTTTCGGTATAGGATACAATGCTAACACTAGAAACGTGGCTAATTTGACACTCACAACAACCACAAATGTTGGTCAAACTGCTACTGTAACACTTACGGCGAACAGCAATTCATATACAAACGCTGTGTTTACGATCACTCCTGTTGCGAACGTTCAAACGAATGCTGTAATCACTGTTGGATTTACTGGCAGAAACACCGCAGCCAATGCGCTTGTTGAAGTTTATCCGAGCAATGGTGCCATCCGTAAAGTTACACTAAATAGTAATAGTGTGCTTCAAGGAGTTGGAGAGTATTACTATACACCAGATGTGACTCCAAATAGTGCTGGTTCGGGTGCTAAAATTACCTTTAATCCAGTGTCGTGGTATCAGACATCAAATGCACAGACAGCAATCATATTTAAGCAATAAATATAATTTATGACTTCAGTTACAACTAAAAAAATACCATATATCTCTGCGGTTCAGTTCAAAGAATCTTTCTATGAGCCTGCGCCAGAAATTGGCTACGTTTTTATTGGCAATCATTTACCTTATTTTGACGAAAACGTCCCAAATTCAATCGTAGATTCTGTGAATGATGAGAAACTTGCATGGGAAAACATGATTGCTGCCAAGAAGATTACTGGCAATGACGTTGAACTTGTCATACCTAAATTTTCTTGGACTTCAAATACAAAATACAAACAGTATGATGACTTGATCGATTTGGATGAGTTATTAACAGGAAACACATCACTCAACGTTAGACCGATGTATGTTTTTACATCTCAAAGAAACGTTTACAAATGTCTTTCAAATAACGCATCTGCCAACTCTACTGTCGAGCCAACGGGTGATTATACATCATCTAATGGTAATATTGCCACTTCTGATGGTTACATTTGGAAGTACATGTTTAATGTTAAGCCATCGAATAAATTTTTGGCAGACGATTGGATTCCAGCGCCATCAAGCACAAATCAATTGGACTATGGAATAAATTTAATTGGAGTTGTTGACGGCGAACTTACAACAATCGTTGTTGAAAATACAGGTTCTGGCTTCTATGAAAATAACGTAGCAGTTCTTCCTGTTTTCTCTTCAGGATGCACAAGACTGACTTTAGCAAATACCACAAACGTTGCTGCCAACATGATTGTTTCTGGTACAGGTATTGCACCAGGAACATTTATTTCAAGATTAGATGTGCCAAATAATAACATCTTCTTGTCTACAGCAACTACATCAGCAGGTGGTGGTAATACAACAGCAAATCAAATTTCATTAACGACACGTATATACATCGATGGTGATGGGACAGGTGCCGTTGCCGCAGCCACAGTTAATGCGAATGGATTTTTAACTAAAGTTACAGTAACAACAATCGGAACCAATTATTCGAGAGCAAATGCTTTTGTTTATGGCACAGGTTCAAATGCGTCTGTACGTGTAATTCGTGATATGAAATATGGTCACGCATACAATCCAGCAAGAGAACTTGGTGCTAATAGTGTTATGGTAGTATCGAGAATTGGTGAAATTGATTCGACAGAAAACGGAAAAATACCAGCAAATACAACTTTTAGACAATATGGTATTTTCGTGAATCCTCATAAATATGGTGAAAACACCGTCGTATCGGCAGTAAATGCTAGTGCCGTCGTTTCGCAAGCAACTGTTCTAACCATAACTGCTGGTTCGAATTATTCAATCGATGAGTTTGCATATCAAGGATTGCCAAACGATACTACAGCAGCAAATACAATTGCACACGGCTCAGTTTTAGATCAGTCGTTTGATCAAGTCAGACTTACAAATGTTAGGGGCACGTTTAGAACTGGTGTTCCTTTAAGAGGCGCAAGTTCTGGCGTTTCGGATCGTTTGGTTGTTACCGTTCAAAATCCAGAATTTGAACCATATTCTGGTGATATTCTCTATACACAAAACGCAACAAAAACGACAAGAGCAGAAGGTCAAGCTGAAAATATCAAACTTATTGTTAGATTTTAAAGGTTAATAAATGGCACTAACTACAAATTTTAATGTTGATCCGTACTACGACGATTTTGATGACGACAAAAATTATTATCGTGTACTGTTTAAGCCGGGTAATGCGGTTCAAGCACGTGAATTAACACAACTTCAAACAATAATTCAAGATCAAATTAAAAAATTTGGCGACCACATCTTCCAAACCGGTTCAGTTGTAACTGGCGGTCAAATTGTAATTCAAAATACTGCTTATATCAATATCGCTTCGACATATTCCAGTCAAGATATTTCATATATTAATTTTGATAAACAAACTATCCGTAATGCTGCCAATACAAAAAGAGCATATGTTTTAAAGTCTTACGCAGCAGATTCAAACGCTGGTGAGCCTATTACATTCATCATCAATCAATTGTATGGTGATTCATTCTCCGCTGATGAAACCATTTACACTCAAAATACTGATCCATCGGCAATAACTTACTACGCCAACGTAGCAGCATCAAGTCCTACAGGCAACTGCCAAGCGTTTTCTGTCAACGAAGGTGTATTTTACTATGACGGCTTCTTTGTTAAAACACAACCACAATCGGTTGCAGTAAACAAGTATACTCGTCAGGGTAATTCAATTATCGGCTTCACTGTTTCGGAAGATTTAATTGATTATTCGGAAGATACATCGTTGCTTGATCCAGCACAGGGCTCTTCCAACTTCCAAGCACCCGGTGCAGATCGTTATGAAATTACAATGACACTGGACAATCGTCCATTAAACAGTATCGATTTGACCAGATTTGTTGAATTAGCCATTATTGATAATGGTGTTCCTCAAAAAGTTGTACAGACTCCAATTTATGCGGCTATTGGTGATGAATTGGCAAGAAGAACATCAGATGAATCTGGTGATTATGTAATCAAAAACTTTACAATTGCGGTTACAGATAGCACATCGAATTCTGCATTTGCTAATATCAGCCTTTCATCCGGTAAAGCATACATTAAGGGATACGAATTTCAGACCGCTGCACCTACTATTTTTACCATAGCAAAGCCTAGAACGACCGAAGCGGTATCAAACCGAAGAATCGGCACAGATTATGGTTATTATGTTTTCGCAAATGGCATGTATGGCAATTTTGCCACGAATCAGTACGGCACAGTTGATTTATCTCTTTTAAATGCTGGTTTAATAGCGTTTTACAGCGGGAATTTATCGAACATTGTGAACACTACAATGGGTACCGCAAAAGTTAAATTATCCACATTCTATAGTGTATCGGGTAACACCGCTGAAAGTAATAACTACATTTATAAAGTTTATCTAACAGACATTAACACAACTTCAATTGGTTCAAATAGTGGATATGGTATTAATGCTACCGGTGGATCAACTTCGACTATTGTATTCCCGGATGGTTTCTGTTCAAACAATGACATTTACAAGGGTTTAACTCTAAGAATCGTTGGTGGTGCGCCTAACGGAAATCCGGGAGATAACGTATCAAGAGTTATTACTGATTATGTTGGCTCAACAAGAACTGCTACTGTTGATAGACCCTTTTCAGCAGCAGTGGGCACAGGACATCGTTTTATTTTAGATACACGATTCGATTCGGTAGAGGCATTGCTTGTCAGATCAGGAGCAAATAGAGTTGCTTCTGCGAATATTTCACCACTCTCTAAAAATGAAACAGTTGGTGCGCCACCCACATCTATCGTTACTACTGGTGGCTTGTATCAGCCGGTAACCGTACAAGAAGCCAAAGCCGAGCCTCTTCTTATTAGAATTGGCGAATTTAATATCGCAGATAACACTATATCTGATTTTTCATATTCATATAAGAGACTATATCAGACTGTAACGTTTACTGCGGGTGTGTCACAAACACTTTCCCTAGGTACTGGCGAATCGTTACAAAGTGCTACGACTACTGATGCTAAACAAAGATATTACCAAATTATTCCAACAGCATCTGGAACAAGTTGGTATCAAGTTGGAAGAACTGTTCCTGCTGAAAACTTCACTGTAGATACTGCGGCAAGAACAATTTCAGTAACAGATGGGGCAAATATGACAGCGAACATTTATGCTGTTGTAAATGCGTCAAATCCAACTTCAAAGACAAAAACATTTGTTAAAGCAAACACAAAGCTCGTTGATCCAACATCTGGTAACCCACCTACGTCCGTTTTCGGCACAGGAGGTGGTTCCGGTAATACGACTGTCTATATTGCGCCGAATGATGGTCAAACAATTATCGCAGAATCGTTTATTCAGAGAAGAGCGGGTGTACCACAACATCTGTTTGTGACCGATGTTTATTCGATTAATGCAATTTTTGATTTTAATGGCACAACAATAAACACCACGAATTATGATGCCCTTGATAAATCGGAAGGATCTTCTGCGAATGTGACATCTCGTTATACATTGAACACCGGACAAAAAGATTCTTATTATGATTGGTCTGCAATTGTTTTAAAACCCGGACAAAATGCTCCAAGAGGTCCTTTGCTCGTTCGTTATAATCGATTCACATCAAATGGTTCAGGTTATTTTGATGTAGATTCGTATACAAGATTAGGTTCACAAGAAAATGGTGGATCTGGAATCGACTATGGACAAATTCCGTCGTTTACAGCACAAGATGGAACAACAATTCTTTTAAAAGACTTTTTTGATTTTAGACCGACTCGTCGTGATGCGACTTTACTTTCTTACGCTAACAATTTTATTTTGAATGTGGACGAAGCAGTTCTTGGTCCAAAAATTTCTGAACCCGGATTAGATATTATTACGGACTATCAATATTACTTACCAAGAATTGATCGTATCGTTCTGAATAAAAATAGAAATTTCCAAATTTTACAGGGCACACCTTCACTAACTCCAGTTGTTCCGACTGAACCAGATGATTGTATGACGCTGTATATTTTGTCGTATACTCCATATCTTGCGACGGCAACATCAACTTCGATACAGTCAATCAGTAATCGTCGTTATACGATGAGAGACATTGGAAATCTAGACAAACGTATTCAGAATCTAGAACTTTATACTTCATTGTCAATTGCGGAACTTGCCACAATTAATAAGAGTGATAAAACAATTCGAGACTCTGTTGGCGTATCTAGACCTAAAAATGGCATCTTTGTCGATTCGTTTGTTGACAGAGATGGAGGAAATATCATAGCAACAGATTTTAATGCTGCGATTGATATTGTAACTCGTACTTGCCGTGGTTCATACAATATTGCTTCAACAAGAGTATTTTCAAATAATTCAACAGCAAACTTTAATGTTGAGGTGAATGGTCCGCTAATGATGCTTGCTTCTTCGACTACAACTTTTGTGTCGCAGAATAGAGCATCTAAGACAATGAACATCAATCCATTTAACATTGTCAATTACATTGGTACAATTAAACTGGATCCGCCATCTGATGTTTGGAAATCAACAACACGTTTAGAAGCGCAAAACATCGATCTTTCCGGTGGAGAAGCGGCACGTGATGCATGGTCATCAATCCAAAGTACAACATGGGGCGCATGGAATACTCAGTGGACAACGACCGAAGAAGTTTTAAGCCGTGGACCTCAGATTGGAGGAGTAACAAATACGAATCAAAGATGGCAAGGTAACTTATTGTTGGCTGATCAAGAAAGAACTTTCTTGAATACTGTGAGAGAAACGCAAACATTAAATGCTTCACGTACTGGTATTCTTGCTCAAATTGTTCCTCAATCACTTACACAGTCGTTTGGAGACAGACTGATTGATTTAAGTATTGTAAGTTACATGAGAGAAAAGAACGTTCTTATTACTGCTGAAAAGTTTAAACCGTTCACAACGTTACATGCTTTTTTCGATAATGTGAGTGTTGATGATAAGATTGCTAAGGTAAATCGTTTCAAAATGTTCGAAAACAATCTGAAATATCAGACACAGTTTTCAAATTTTGAGACAGTTACTTTTTATCAAGCAACATCAACTACGTCTTTAGAAAGCACAGATACAGTAATTGGAACTGGTGGTGTAACTCTCACATCGAACAATAATGCATTCATTTCAAATATGAATCCATCGGCATCATTTGGCTCATGGGATCAATGTGCCACGAATGGTATCTGGGTAAAAGGTAATGTGACGGGTGAGACTTACAGAGCAACAAACTGGTATCATAGCACAGGTCGTGTTGCTGCGGCAACGTCAACAACAGTTACATTAGCATTCAGTGCTGGCGGTGCATCCGAAACTGCTGATTATATTGGCCAAAGAATGTACATTGTAAATGGTACAGGTAAGGGTCAATCTTCCATAATCACTGCGTATGATTCAAGTACAAGAATCGCAACGATTACTGGATCATGGGCAACAACTCCAGACACAACTTCTGTTTATACAATTGGTTTGTTGGAAACGACAGAAGAGGGTGCTTGCGCTGGCGTATTCTTAATACCTGGAGATACTTTCCGTACAGGCGAAAAAGTTCTTCGTTTAATTGACGATGAGTTTAATAACATTGAAAATTCTCGTACAAATGGCGATGTGAGTTTCTATGCTCAAGGTATTGTTGATACAAAACAAGAAACTGCGGTAACTGTATTTACGCCAACTGTAACAAGAAGTACCGTAAATGAGTCTTTCTCCTCATCAACTTCTTCGATCAAATCGACGACATCTACTGAAGTGCAAAGAAACGTTGTTATTGGATGGTATGACCCCCTAGCACAAACATTCTTGATCAACCCAAATACTTACGCACAAGGTATTGTGATTGATTCGGTTCGTGTGTGCTTCAAGACAAAAGATTCTACAGCACCGGTGGTTTGTCAAATTCGTCCTGTCGTAAATGGTTATCCATCAGCATCAACAATTTATCCATATGCTGAAAAGACTTTAACACCAGATCAGGTAAATCTGACAACAATACCCGATCTCAATGATTCGAATAAGTATACCGAATTTAAATTTGATGTGCCTATTTTATTGTTGCCGGGCGAACACTCATTTGTTTTGGTATCCAACAGTAATGGTTATGAGTGTTTCATTGCAGAAATCGGCGCTACAGATTTACGCACAAGTGTGAAGATTTCTGAACAGCCCTACACAGGCTCACTGTTCTTGTCACAGAATGGTTCAACATGGTCAGCGGAACAGTTAAGTGATATTATGTTTAGTATTCAAAAGCGTGTGTTCAGTTCAACTGTTGGATATGGCTTCTTTGAAGCAGACATGTCAGAATATAGTGCTAACTCGGTGTATGATGTTATGCAAGTAATGACAACAGATGCCGTTGTTGCTAACACATCTATTTTATATGACTTTGTGTCTGAAGTCGAAACTGGTGGCCAACATCAATTGTTACCAATTGTTCCGAATGAAGACTATGAATGTGATGATGGCTTCGGTAGAAGAATACTGAGTACAACAACTGGTAATACAACATTCCAGCTAAGAGCAACTTTGAGAAGTACCAATCCTGATATTTCTCCGATGATTGATTTAACTCGTTTGAATCTTCTGACGATTGAAAATAAAATTAATACTCTCCCACTACAGAATACTGGATTCGTAATTACAAATGGTGGTTCTGGATATACTGGAAATGCCACAGTGACGTTCACTTATCCAGCAGGAACTCCAGGTCCCGCTCAAGGTTCTGGCGCTGCTGCTGTTGGTATCGTTACGGGTGGTGTATTAACAAGAATTGAATTAACCAATCCAGGAACAGGATATATTGCATCTCCAACTATTACATTAAATTCCAGCGGCGGTGTAACTGCTACTGCAATTTACAACGGTGAAGATCGAGCATTGGGAGGCAACTCAGACGTTCGTTACATTACCAAAAAACTTCAATTAGTTCCTGGTTTTGAAGCGGGCGATCTTCGTGTTTACATGGATGCTTATCGTCCTGCTGGTTCTGGTATTCTTGTTTACTACAAGGTGTTGTCTGATTCAGATACAGCAAGTTTTGATGACAACAACTGGGTTCTTATGACAGAGGGATCAGCAACGAACAATTTTGTCTCTGCGAATAAGTATGATTATGCTGAATTAGTGTTTGCTCCTGGTACATATGGATCTGGAATTTTTGATAACCGCTTGTCTTATACATCAGCAAGTGGTGGAACATATAGAGACTTCTCTTTGTTTGCGATCAAAGTCGTATTATATGGCACAGACAAAGTTAATGTTCCTAAGTTTTCGCAATTACGTGTAATTGCTTTACCAGCATCAACTTTATCGACGACATAATCATGTTTGTACAAATTAAAGAAAAGAAAAATTTAGTTCGTGATACGAGAAGTGGAGTTTTAATGAATACTGATCGTGAAGAATTTCAAGCATATTATGCTGAGAGGGATCAAAAAATAAAAGAACTACAAGAGAAACAGAACTTGGAAAATAAAGTAAATAAATTAGAAGAAGATATATCAGAAATCAAGAATCTTCTCCAACAACTTGTAACGAGAACATAAGATGGCAATAGATCAACTTTCAACAGCCAATACTTTTGAAGAGTGGCTAACTACCACTTCCACTTTAGTGGCGGTAGCCAATAATCTAACCAACAATACGAGTGGTGGATTTTATGCCAACTCTTCAATTTTTATTGAAGGTTCTGATGCTTCTCTAAATGTTCGTACACTAGCAAACATCAACACGTTAAGGGCAAACACAGCAAATCTTGCTAATGTTCTTTTCTTAGATAATGATGTAACGGTACCTAGAGATTTGACGATTGGACGTAATGCTAATGTAATTGCGAACATAATTTCAGCCAACGTTACAAGTAGATTGTTTGTTGGTGGCGATACTTTCTTATACGGCAATCTAACTATTTCGGGTAATACTACTTTAGACGCCATTGGATTTAACGATTTGGCTGTAGCAGGCAATGCTAATATTGCTCAAACTTTAGTTGTTGTTGGAAATACGTTTGCTTCAAATGTAACTATATCTGGTAATATTACAAGAGCAAATGTCACAACAACATTGAATGTTGGTAGTAGCATCGTTGCGCCATTAGCAAATATTGCAAATATCGATCTATCATCCAGTTCACTTTCCGTACCAGGAAATTTAACTGTAACTGGCACAACTTCGAATATCACTCGAAATTTAGTTGTTGGTGGTAATATTGCCGTAGCAAATATCACAAGCAATGCTTATATTGGTGGTGATGCATTCATTTATGGTAATCTGACCATTTCGGGTAATACGACTTTAGACTCACTTGGATTTGATGATTTAAGTGTCGCTGGTTCTGTTAATGCTGCCAACTTAAATACAAGCACAGGTAATATTACACTTTTGGTAGGTCAAGCAAATACTGCAATTTACGGCACCATTTCAGCGGCAATTGATTCATCGATTGCGTTTGCGATTGCCTTAGGTTAAATAAATACTGAAGAAAAACAGAGGATTTAATGGCTAATAATTTTAAAAACAATGTTCTCAAAGCGGCAGGAACGACTGCTCAGAACGTATATGCGGCTGCTGCTGGTGTGCAAGCCACAGTTATCGGTATGACAATCGCTAACATTACAGGTTCACCAATTGCGGCAAACGTTATTTTAACGTGCGCTGGTGCTGCTGCACCGAATGTATATTTGGTTCTGAATGCTACGATTGCTCCTGGTGGTGCATTGGTGCCTATTGGTGGCGATCAAAAACTTGTGTTGGAAGCAGGAGATTACTTAGCAGTAAATACATCCGTAGCATCTTCCGCTGATGTTATTGCTTCAGTTCTGGAGATTTCCTAATGTCATATATTGGCAACGAACCAGAAGTAAATGCTTTTACAATAACCGTTGACAGTTTTAACGGTACAGGTGCATGTACTGAGTTTACTTTAACCAGAGACATTGATGACCCTAGAGTAATTGAAGTTGTTGTGAATGGTGTTGTTCAAACACCCACGACTTCTTACACCGTAACAAATGGTTTAATGACATTTGATGAAGCACCCTCTGCTGGAACAAACAATATTACAGTCAGATATCTTGCGCCAGTAGCAATTACATTTAATCAAGTTGCAGAATCACAAATTTTGGCAGGCGCCGTAACGGAAACAAAACTGGCAACGAGTGCAGTGACAACAACAAAAATTGCGGATGGTGCAGTTTTGGGTGGTAAAATACCAGCAAATGCTATTCGTGGTAACAATATTGTTGCTGCTACAATTACTGGAAATTTAATTGCAACTGGACAAATTACTGGCAACTTAATAGCAAACAACACAATAACAGGAAATGCGATTGTAACACCACCAGACATCTTTGATGATGCTTTTCTATTTGGTGGAATGTAAAAGGAAAATAACAAATGGCAAGAACATATAGAATTTTGGGTCAATCTAATCCAGCGGCGAACACACTAGCAACTCTATACACAGTTCCATCTGGAAATTCAGCGATTATTTCGACAATTACGGTTGCAAATTTAAATGATACTACGCTTGATGGTATAGGTAATTCATTTAGTATTGCAGTAAATGTAGGTGGTGTTGCTGTTTCAAATACAAATTACATTGCTTATCGTGTCAACTGTCCTGCTAAAGATTCAGTCACACTAACACTCGGCATCACGATGAATGCAGGTTCAATTATATCAGTAAATGCAAACAGTTCGCTGTTGACTTTCTCCGCTTTCGGTACAGAAATATATTAATTAGGATTTTGAATGGCCATTAAAAGAATTTCAAATAGTTTAGTTTCTAGAAGTTCATTTACTAGAACCGGTGCAGTTTTTCAAAGATTAGGCACTTTTAATGCGTCTGGTGTTTGGCAAGCACCGTCTGGAGTATCAAGCATTAATTATCTAATTGTGGCCGGCGGCGGAGGCGGTGGTGGAAATTTTGGTGCTGGTGGAGGCGCTGGTGGAGTTAGATCGGGAATTGCTACGGTTGTACCGGGATCAACTTATACATTTACGATTGGCGCTGGCGGAAGTGGAAAAATTGGAACCGATGGTAGTCCATTTAATCAGGGTTTTGATGGATCTGCATCAACGATAACTGGACCTGCACCATTTCCAGCAATCTCAGCAACGGGCGGTGGCGGTGGCGGTGGCATAACAAATCCTGGTTTCAATACTGGTGGACGTAGCGGCGGTTCTGGCGGCGGCGGACAACAAGGCGATAATAGAAGTGCTGGTGGTGGTGGTGGGAATCTTGGAGGTTTTAATCCATCAGAAGGAAATAATGGTGGGTCAAGCAATGGAAACCGTGATGGTGGATTTTCTGGTGGAGGCGGTGGAGGCGGTGGTGCTGGTGCTGTTGGTGAAAGCACACCAGGTCCATTTGCAGGATTTAAAGGTGGTAATGGCGGCGTAGGTATATTCTCTTCAATTAGTGGAGCAAATGTCGGCTACGCCGCTGGAGGTGGTGGTGCTCCACACGATCCTAGTAAATGGGGGTTTGGTGGTGGTGGCGGTAATGCTGGTTCATTTGGTTCATCAAACGCTGGTGGTCCAGTCTTAGCCGAGAGTGGTATTGCAAATAGAGGTGGTGGTGGAGGTGGTAGTGCAGGACCAATGTCTGCACTGAGTGGTTCTGGTGGTTCAGGTATTATATTAATTACTTGGTGATTGTCATAAATATTTTTATTTTATTAGGAGTGATTGAATGAATAATGATCAAATCGCATATGCACAATATTTGGTTGGTAACAACAACAAACTTGTGTGTGGTATTGATACTGCAATTAAAGCGTTAAGACCTACAGCAAGATATGATATGTCTGCATCGGGTGGACATTTTGAATTTACAAGATGGGAAGATGAAGCGGATACAAAACCACCTACAAAAGAAGAAATTTTTAAAGAATTAGAATATCAGAATAAGTTTATTGACTACTGGCAACACTTTGTTGATCGTGCGGCAAACTATCCTGATATTGTAGTTTTAATTGATAGTTTGTGGCAAGCAATGGATGCTAGTGAGATACCAGGAAAAGGAACAAGATTCTATGAATCAATCAAAGAAATCAACGATAAGTTTCCTAGACCAGCGGGTGAGCCACCAGTAAGACCCACATACGAATAATAGGAAATTAAATGTCATATATTGGCAATCAAGTAACCTCAGTACCATTTGTAATAGACGTATTTAATGGTGATAACGTCACAACGGCATTTGGTCCGATGGTACGCTCACCTGCAAGTGTTGCGTCTATCGCTGTTTTTATTTCAGGAGTTTATAAAACTCCTGGAGTTGATTATACTCTTGATAGTAATTTTATTTTCTTCACTAGTCCACCTGCTACTGGAACAAATAATATTGTTGTTCATCATCTAGGTGACGGCGTAATGGCAACACAAGTTCCTGCTGACGGTTCTGTTACTCCTGGAAAATTAGCCGGTGTTATCATTCGTGCTAATAATATTGTTGCTGGTCAAATTACTGGTAACTTATTAGGAACTGGCGCTGTTTCTGGAAATAATATTGGTGTCGGTGCCATTTCTGGAAACAATATTGGGGTTGGTGCAGTTAGTGCAAATAACTTTGCTGGCGGTGGCATTACATCAAATGTGTTGGCACCAAATTTGACTCTAACATTAACAAGAACTAACGAGACTACAAACTTATTTTCTACTGCTCCATCTGGAAATATAAACATCGATGTTGCCAATAACACGCTTTACTATTTTACGTCGAATACTTCCGCAAATGTAACATTTAATCTACGAGCAAATAATACTAATACTTTTGATTCCGTCATTCGAGTTGGCGAAACAATGACAATTTCAATTATGTTACGCCATTCAACAACAAGTGGAGGAAGACATTCTGCCAACGTTTTCATTGATGGTGGTTTGATTGCAACGAATCGTTCGAATCCAGATCAGGCCGGTGCAAATAATATTTTTTATGTCGGTAACGTGGCACCAGTATACGCTGCTACTATTCCTGGAACAGGAGTAGAATTGAACATGTTTAATATTAGTGTTGTTAAAAGAGCCGCTAACACTTATACCGTATTATTGTCAAATACAACAGCACAGATAGGTTAAAATGCCTAGATTGAACACGCTAATATCAACCGCATCTGTGGCGTTTTTGACTAGAAGGCCGTCAACTGGAAGATTATTATTTACCAGCAGTGGCACTTTTGTAATACCACCCACAGTTACATCAATGGATGTTTTAATTGTCGCTGGAGGTGGAGGTGCTGCTAGTCGTGCCCCTTCAGGAGGTGGTGGAGCTGGTGGTGTCAGAACTATTACATCCATATCAGTAACTCCTGGCACATCATATACAGTTCAAGTTGGCGGTGGTGGAAGTAATGGTCCTGTATTGGGAGCTTCAGGATCAAATTCGGGTATATTTTCTGCTTCACCATTTCCTGCATATTGGTCAACAGGTGGTGGTTATGGTGCGGGCATTAATGATAGTCCTGGCACAGGTAATGGTGGTGGTCCTGGCGGTTCGGGTGGTGGTGCAGGAGGTGGAGGTAATCAGTCGTATCATGCAGGCGGTTCTGGAAATGTTGGTGGATATAGCCCCTCAGAGGGCAATAACGGTGGCGGAGCTGGATTTCTTGGACAAGGTGGCGGTGGAGGTACTGGAAGTGCTGGCTTAGATACACCAGGAGACGGTGGCAGAGGAATTTTTTCTAGCATAAGTGGTGCTAATACTGCATATGGTGGTGGAGGTGCCGGTGCTGGTGGTGATTATGGAATTTATGGATATCCTGGTACAGGATTTGCTGGTGGTGGCAACTCTAAACTACCGGGTCATTATGGGTCAGAAAGTTCAACTTTACCTCCCCATGGAGCATTTGTGGGCACACCTTTTGGTGCGGGCAGAGGTGGTGGTATAGATTTATCACCAGGTGAAAATGGTGTCGCACATACTGGCGGTGGCGGCGGTGGCGGCGGACCATCCGTTGCTGGTGCTGGAGGTTCTGGTATCGTAATCGTTAGACTTATACGTTCTTCTTAATTAAGGAAAAGAAATGGCAGCGCCAAATATAGTAAACGTATCGAATATTTTAGGCAAAAGTAACGTTGCTAATGTGACGACTGTTTTTTCGTCTGTGATTGTAAATCCTGTTAATTCAAATAAAGTATTTAAAATTAATACTATCATCGTTTCAAACGTTGACGGCACAAATGCTGGTAATGTATCAATCGATTTGTTTAAGTTTGGCGCACAAAATACAAGTACGGGTCTTGGTAACACAACTTATGCATTGGCAAATGTTATCACAGTGCCAGCAAAGTCTTCATTAGACATTCTTTCAAAAACTCTATATCTTGAAGAGGGTGACCAAATCAGAGTAAGAGCAGATTCAAATAACCGTCTTCACTTTATTTCATCGTTTGAAGAGATTACTTAATGCCTTTAGGTTTGAATGGCGGCATCATTGGCCTAGTAAACTCAACAACAAGAGCAGGTCAAGTATCTGGTGTCTGGACACTTGATCAGATAAGTATCAGTAGACTGGCTAATTTATGGCCAGTTGATTTATCTGCTGATATTTCCAGCATTCAAACATTCACACAGACTACAACTTGGACTGCTCCAACAGATGTTCGATCTGTCGAATATTTTATTGTGGGTGGTGGAGGTGGAGGTTCTCATAATTCAAGTGGCGGCGGTGGTGCAGGAGGAGTTCTTCAAGGAACAGGACTTTCTGTGGTGCCGGGACAGACATATACTATAGTTGTAGGTGCCGGTGGTGCTGGTGGTTTGCCGGTAGCACCGTTGTACACTGGTAGTGGTGCTAATGGTTCAAACTCTGGTATTTGGTCATCGTCATCTTTTCCTGCACTTTGGTCAATTGGTGGTGGTGCTGGCACTGCTTATAATTTGCCTGGTTTTTCTGGTGGCTCTGGTGGCGGTGGAGGACCTGCTGTTGGACTAGGCACACCAGGACAGGGTAATAATGGTGGTTTTTTTGGAGTGGCCACTCCTACTGTTGGTACTGGAGGAGGTGGCGGTGGTGCTGGTGGCGCAGGAGCAAACGGACAAGCAAGTCCAGCAAGATCGGGCAATGGTGGCATAGGAATATTTTCTTCGATAAGTGGTGCAAACGTTGCATACGCTGGCGGTGGTGGAGGTTGTGGAGATTATCGTGGTACCACTGAAGGCAAAGGTGGCGGTGGATATGCATTATATTCAACGGGTGCACCATGGTTAGGCACACCTTTCGGTGGTGGCAATGGTTCACCTGTCAATGGTGGATTTGCTGCTTCTGGTAACACCTTCACGGGTGGTGGAGGAGGTGCTTCTAGTTTTTCCGGCACTGGAGGTGCAGGAGGTGGAGGTGCGGGTGGCTCAGGCGTTGTAATTCTTCGTTATGCGGCGCAACCGCCAAGTGAAAATCGTTACTTTGTTTTTGATTCATCAGGACAGTTTGAAGTACCTACAGGTTTTTCATTAATGAGTTACTTCATGATCGCAGGAGGTGGTTCAGGTGGTAGTGGCGGTTCTGCTGGAGGCGGTGGTGCTGGTGGCGTATTGCAAGGAACTGGTTTTCCTGTGGTTCCACGACAAAAATATACAGTCGTGATTGGAGGTGGTGGGGCTGCTGCCGCACCGTCAGCAATTGGAACAAGAGGAAGCAATACACTAATTTCTTTTGGAAATACTGTTGATGCAAATGTTCTATTTTGTGCGGTCGGTGGTGGTGGCGGTGGTGGTGACGCTGGTGGTGGTTCTTCAGGTGGTTCTGGAGGCGGTGGCAATGGCGGTGGAGCAAATCAAGGCGCAGGTATAGCAGGACAAGGTTTTGCTGGTGGTCCAGGCTCAGGTGCACCAATGTTTCAAATTGGCGGTGGAGGCGGTGGTGCCGGAGGCGTTGGTAACGGAAACGGACTTTCTAACGGTGGAATAGGAATATTTTCCACATTTAGCGGCTCTAATGTTGCTTATGGTGGTGGCGGAGGTGGTACTAGTGGATATGGCGGTGGAGGATACGCATTGTATTCTTCTGGTGCACCATGGTTAGGTACACCTTTTGGTGGCGGAACTAACGGTTCATCTGCAAACACAAATACTGGAGGTGGCGGTGGACGAATCGCAGCAGGTGGTTCAGGTCTTGTGCTAATTAGACTTGCTGTAAATCAAAACAACTTTGCGAATGTTACTAACACTACTCCCTGGCAAGTTCCTGCTGGAGTAACTTCAATTCAATACTTATTTGTTGGCGGTGGCGGTGGAGGAGGTGCAGGAAATCCTGGCGGTGGTGGTGGTGCGGGTGGCGTTTTAAGTAGTCCATCATTTCCAGTTACTCCCGGTGAAACATACACAGTGACAGTGGGTGCTGGTGGTGCTGCTGGTGCGAATGGAGGAAACACTGGTATTTCAGGAACAGGCATATCTACTGTTATTGCATTGGGTGGAGGTCGTGGAGCTGGCAATGATGGTCCTGCTGCAAGTGGTGGTTCTGGTGGTGGTTCAAATTTTGGCGGTGGTTTTGGTTTAGGAACGCCCGGTCAAGGAAATAATGGCGCCAGTGGTTTTAGCATAGGAGCTGGTGGCGCCACCGTGGGTGGTGGTGGAGGTGGAGCTACAAGTGCTGGTGTAGATGGTGGTTTTTATGGCTCTGGCGGTGGTTCAGGTGGTAGAGGAATTTATAGTTCGATTACTGGTGCCAATACAGGTTATGCTGGAGGTGGCACTGCGTCAGGTAGTGGTGCTGGAAATGATAACAGCACATTCAATTGGTTATACGGCGGAGGTAATTCGGGAGTCATGGGAATTGCATCAACTGGTGGTGGAGGCGGCGGCGGTATGGCAGGAGGTTCCGGTATCGCTGTTCTTAGATGGGCATAATAAATGGCAATCAGAAGATTTAACGGCGGTATAATTGGCAGTAGAAATCTTGCTAATCCAAATAGCACAGTTGGTGTTTGGACACCAGGTGAAATTCAACTTGCAAAATTGAGCAATATTTGGCCAATCGATTTTCCGCTTGGTGAAACAGGCACTCAGATTTTTACAGAAAGTACATCGTGGGTAGTGCCTGATCGTGTAACACAAGTTGACTATCTTTTAGTTGCAGGTGGAGGTGGCGGCGGTGCATATTATGGTGGTGGTGGAGGCGCTGGTGGATATCTGATTGGTACTGGATATGGTGTAACGCCCGCACAAACATATACCATACTTGTTGGTTCTGGTGGCACTGGAGGCACAGACACGAATGATAATGCTGCCAATGGCAGTAACTCTGTATTCGGAAATTTAACTGCTATAGGTGGTGGTGCTGGCGGCGCTGGAAGAAATAATCCAGGTAGAAGCGGTGGTTCCGGTGGAGGAAGAGGTTCTGGTGGAACTGGAGCAGTAGCAACAGGAACGCCCGGTCAAGGAAATGCTGGCGGAATAGGAACGAACTCTCCACAACCAGCATGGGGTTATGGCGGTGGCGGCGGTGGCGGCGCCGGTGGTGCTGGCGGCAGTGAACCCACGCCGAACAATACAAGCACTGGAAACGGCATAGGTGGAGCAGGTCTTTCCTCTTCGTTTTCCGGTCAAACCGTTGTGCGTGGTGGTGGTGGAGGTGGTAACACATCGACTGCTCATCCTGGAGGTGGAGGCGGTGGTAACGGCGGCCTTTTCCCAGTAGCAGCGGTGAATGGAATCACGAATACTGGCGGTGGCGGTGGTGGCGGCAGTGATAGTCCTATTAGAAATGGTGGTGCTGGCGGTTCCGGTCTAGTCATTCTTAGATGGCGATTTGGAAATTCTACAAATCAAATTTTTGTTTTTGCAAATACGGGCCAATTTACAGTACCTGATGGCATCACATCAATTGATTATCTACTAGTTGCTGGTGGCGGAGGTGGTGGCTCTTTAGGTGGCGGTGGTGGTGCTGGTGGTTTATTACAGGGCACTAGTTATCCAGTAGGTCCTAATCAAATCTATACAATTCGATTAGGTAGTGGAGGTGCCGGTGGCGGCGGAAGTAATCCTGGTTCAGCCGGTTCAAATACAGTTTTGTCTGCTGGTAATACCGCTAATGCTGTATTATTTACAGCATTGGGTGGTGGTTTTGGTGGTGGTGATGCTCCTGGCGCAACCAATGCTCCGCAAAAAAATGGAGGTGCTGGTGGTTCCGGTGGCGGTAGTGGTCAAGGAGGACCCAGTGGAGGAAGTGGTACACCTGGACAAGGCAATAACGGTGGAAATA